GGTCATGGCTTTTAATCGATGATCCAGTTCCTGAAACTTACTGCCTGATTCAATAACCTTGGCCCCTAAATCAATCACAGAGGATGTGATCTTAGTTACCAGATTGATTGCCCCATCAAAGATCTTGCTGAATGCACTAGTGAAGAATCCTATGCCTAGCATATCGGTGATTTTCATACCACCACTGGATGATGCACCCTTAGATTTTTGCCCACCACCTGCATTAATTTTGTTAGCTTTATCGGTAGCATCCATCAATTTTCTAGTGGAATCCGCTGCTAGATTATTAGCCTTATTGAATCCACTGGTTTTTGATGCTGCTGAATCCATCGCAGATGTGAAACTGGATAGGTCTGCTGTAACACTTAGACTGGCTCGTCCTAAAGATGTATCTGCCATGTCTAAGTCCTTTTTTTAGTTATCATCCCACCTAGCACTGCTGCGATTTGTGCGGGTGTCTGCCTTTGCTCTACCCTCTCACCCATCCAGTCAGGGATAAAATCACTTAGCTTATGTTTGCTGGTGCTAGTGCAAGCCACTTGAGTATGCTGAACGGATCCAGCTAAGAAATCTAACCTTGCATCCCCTATGGGTTCGATGCGGGAGAAAGCCACCCACTCCATGAGTTCAGAGTGGCTCATCTCTTGCTCGATCTCACTGACCATCTTTTTCAGATGTCCGGCTAGCCTAAATAGAAACAATCTAGATGGGCTGTCCCTTAGTTTTTTTCCGCTTCCTCAGTTGCACCTGCACCAATACGATTGATTTTCAAGATCGCATCAAAGATCTTTTCCAAGATCGTCGCAGGTAACACATTTACTTCTGCAATGTCTGCTTCAGTGAATAGCGGTTTTCCTAATTCATCGCAGCACCCCTTGATTAGCATCCGTGCCCGCAAGTTGTCAGGGGTTTTACCCTTAGTTCGTGCTGCGTTGAATTCGTTGTCGATGCTGTCTCGTTCACCTACTGTCAGACTTCTGACCCAGACAGTTCCTTCCCACTCGGGTACTAAAACTTCCTGCCTGGGCAGGTTGTCTTTTTTAGCAAGGATCTGTGATCGCGATAAAGCCATAACAAAAGACTCCTATTAATCTGGGTAAACAACACCTGATGCTTTAACAGTAAAACTTGCCTTAATTAAGTCATCACCCACAGCAATAGAGCTAACACCCCTAGAGGTGATGAAACCTTTAACGGAAATGCCTAAGCTGATCGGTGCAGGAATGGCAATCGCAAAGGTACTTTCTGCAACAGGCCTAGCTGCAGCAAGTGCATTTAAGGCACCAAAATTTGCTGAGGTCAAGTTCACTTCAAAGGACATTTCACCAGGATCTTCCCAGCCAGCAATGAAGGTGTGAATTTGATTCGCTGTGGTCAGGTTGCTGGTCTGGATGGAAGAGGTTTTTGCTTGTGGTGGAGTAATGGATATTACTTCAGCTACAATTGACCCAACAGTAAGGGTAACCCCATAAGTTCCTTGTACTTCAATTGTCATGTCTTAGCCTCCAAAAAAGTCGGTTGTTGCTTCCGTAAACACAATAACTAGATCCACACTCGCAGTATGAATCCCAGTATCTTTTCCTGATTCAATATCCCATCCATTCGATTCAGATTCTAATCTGACCTGATGGATAAAAGTGGTGCCCCAGTTTCCTTGGAAACCATTAAATCTAAGTCTAACTTGTTCAATGATGGATTCGCAAATCATACGGCTTGGTGCATATATGTCGATCTGGAACCTTGCGACACAGACCCCAGATGCGCCCCTAAGGTGCATTTCTCGGGTGGTGTCAATCTTGGAATAAACCATGAAGGGGTAATCGCATTTCTGCGGTGCGGTATCGGGATAGATCCGAGTTCCAACCAGACTGGTGATCGTTGCCTGATCATTTATGTAGGTGTACAAATCAGATTCAATCATTTCTTTACCCCTATTTTAGAGATAATTTCTTTCATCTTCTCAGCAAACCGATTAAAGATCTGAGATCCCACCGCATCCAGTGCGGGCTTCATGAAGGGTTTTGCTTTTGCTCCTGGATGCATCCAGCTTTTAAATCTGCCAGGCATAATTGGACCCACAAAACTTTTTCGCTTTTCCTTACCTCTAGGGCTGACCTTGTGTGGTGCAGCTCCTCTTTCAACAAGATGAGCATATCGAAATGGCTCAATCTTAAGACCATTTTTTAATGTGATGGATGTACTGAACTTTGGACCTACTAGTCCTAGTATTTTCTTTTTGTTTCCCCTGCCAAACTTTTTAGCTTTCACGGCTATTGCTTTTCTTAATAGGCCGGTCCTGCCGTCTTTATTTTTATTTGACCTCAGCCTTGGTGCGTTGGCCTTTACTTGTTTTTGCAGGGGTTGCAGAGCATAGCGCATAGCCGAAACCAGCTTAGTATCAGACTTACCACCAGTTAATTCCTTGAATTTGGATATTAACTGATCTAGTCCTTCTATCTTGACTTGACCTTTTTTAAAAAGTATGGATTTGTCTAGCTTACTCATGGCACCTCCACTGCATCAACTAGCCATGTTTTTTTTAGCTCGTTTTCGTTTATTAATCCAAGGATATTAAAAATCCTAGATCCCATCTTGAGCCTGTTTGCGCTGGTCAACCCTGCAAAATACCTAAGGGTTATTCGGTGGGTAGTTTCTGGCCTGACTGTTTTCGTAAAGTATAATTCGCGCGCTGTTAAAGGGAGGATCTGTGCCCAGGCTGATTGCGTTGTGCCCCATGAAATCGTAGGCTGCCCCATGGCATCAGGCGAGCTGGTAACCTCTTGGATTTCCACTCGGTGTCTCATCGGGCCACTTCTCAATGGTAGACTCCTGATGAGTATTGAAGGATGATCGACTCAACTGCCAAAGGTGTTTCTGTCAGGCTTCCAGTAGTCACTGCTTCTCTGTTTTCGTAAAGATGCGAGACATAAAAGAGGATGCCAGCCTTGAGCAATTTAGGTACTGCGCCATTAGCAAAACCTGCAGTGTAATTAACCCTAACTGAGTTTGTTATCTTTGCGGTGGTGGGCCATGCTGCCCCATTGCTGGTGGTGATCCTTGCAGGACTGCTAATCAGATCCACCCGATAAGATCCCAAAGCTTGTTCCACCAAAGCGGTGTCGGTGTAGGCTACACTCTCTACAGAACTAACTGGGCCAGTAAGATAGATGCATCCATCGAACGGATAGTACTTGGTTTGGAATGGGTAGTTGATGTTGCTAGTTACAGTGAGGTTGGGAACTGTCACTGGGAAACTGTCCAGGGCTAACTGCACTGTTTTAGATGCAATGTGAATCTGGCAAGCGTTTTCAAAGTATTGTCGTGCTGCGCCAATGCACAAACCTATTAGGGTATCATCGAAAGACCCATCAATCCTTAGATGACTTTTTGCTTCTTCCAGGCTGACTGGTTCTTGGCTGGGTTGAGAAACCACCAGTGACGATCCCAGTAGTTGCATCTCTCACCTCAGGGTTAACTTTGGAATTGGCTTTCTCGAACACCACTGGGGGTGATGCAGGGCTGGCATAACCAATCCTGCACCACTCAGCAGCGACATCATCAGGGATATCAGTTATCTGGTTGACAGCTAAGCCACGGCCTAGGCCAACCAGATTTTTTAATATTTTTACTAGCATTAGGATGCAGCCATCTTAAGGTGCTTAAGTGGGTTTTGTCCGGTTGCGTTAGCAGCTAATAGAAGACCACCAGAACGATGAATAGCAACCCAACCAATCTGTCCACTGGTTGCATAGGTTTCTGACTGTCTAACGATAGTTAAACCGCCATCACCTGCAACATCACGCACTAGGTAGCTAGAGAAGTCACCAAACAGCAACACTTTGTTGCCTGCAGCAAGGGTGCTGGCCATGTGCTGATTGATTACCACAGGATAACCCATGATAGTCGGCACTCGGCCATCAGCCTGGTTATAGTTGTTGGACAAAACAGGATGACCATCTGCACCACGCAATTTGGAAAGCGAGCTTAACACTGAACTGTGGCACATGAATGCACAGCCAGTGCTTTGCTTATAAGCTGGGTCCAGCGAGAAGAATAGGTCCAACACTTCATCAATGGTGATTGCGTTAGTTGCTACACAGGTTGCGCCTGCATAACTACCTACAACGACCCCCTGGGGCTGACCACTGCCAGTTCCTATTGTGAAAAAGTCTTCTTCTGCTCGGCCGATTCTCACCCCTGCGGACTCTGCAACAAGTGATTCTACATCAATCAAGGAATCTTGCAAAAGTTCGTAAGAGGTCAGGATCTGACCCGATGAAAACTTATAGACTGTGGAGGTTTTGGAACTGAATGCTAGAGCTGTTTCAGTGATCGAACCATTTTCAGAAATGATGGTTCCAGCATTACTAGTGTCATCCAAACAAGGCATAGAGATGTTGCTACCATTGCTGGTTTGCAAAATCTTAGCGATCTGGCGAACACCATTATAATCTTTCAAAGCACTGGTCAGGGTGCCATAGAAGGTAGGGTTAACGAGCGCACCACCGATGCTGGTACTGCCAGTACCCTGGGCACGATCTTCAGCCATTCCTTCAATGTTGATGGAGTTGCTGTTAAGATCAAACCCAATGTCATTAGCTGCCTTGGCAAATTCACTTCTGAATCCCCTGGTGCCTTTGAGCATCCAACCACGGATCGCATCACTACGATTTCTGGAAGCTTTTTTATCACCTAAGTCAGTTACAAAGTTGGCTGCACCTTGAAGGGGTGCTGCCCTGCGGGTAGACCTTTTGATGAGGTCAAGCTTAGCTGAATTCTGTTGTGCTGCTGCGGGTGCAGGAGCTGCTGCTGCGTCTGCGCTAGCGTCTTGTGCCATTTCATCCTCCAGTGTTTTGACTCGTTCATCAATTCCAGAAACCTGAGTAACCAAACCATCAAATGCGGTTTGTTCCTCTGGGGTTAGGTTGCGCTTGGAAAGTTCTTCAAGCTTGGAAACCAGTTCAACTCGGTCAGATGCGAGCTTTCGCAAATCGGCAATAGCCATGTTTTAGATCCCCTATAAAAATTGTTTGGTGGCTGCATACGCAGTGGCACCGATCCAGAATGCTCTGGTGGCCACCATGCGTAAAAACTGCAGGGCTGACCAATTTTCACATGGGTTGGGAATCTGTCAAATCGTAGGGAATGAAGGAAAAGACCGCATGCCAAATGGCTAGAAGCTAAGGCTTTTAGCCTTTGATCACGAAACAGATTTCGTGATCAAATCAGTAGTCCAGCAAAGTGAACTAAGGATGTGGCTTAGTTCAGGGAAATGGCTTTGCGTGAACTAAGAACAAAAAAAGCCCCTAGGATTAGCTAGGGGCTAGTGGTGGATGGGAGTTTACTTTTTAAATTTGTAACTGGCAACCGTGCTGCACAATGCAAACTTGACAGCTATGGTCTTGTTGGGCAGGTTATACTTTTCCATGATCTGCTTGATTAGCTCGTGATCGTTCTCAGTTAACCGAAATGATGTCCTAGGGGTATTACCCTTGGATTCTGGTTTCATTATTTGGTCACCTCTGGCTCAATCAGGTAATAGAAACTTTCACGGCTATTTAGCATTTCAACAAATTCAGTAGCATCTTCACCCCATGTTGGAAAATACTTATGATCTCGGATGGCTTCTGTTATTTCATCAATCACATCATTGGTTTCATCTTCACCAACTCGTTCTGACACCCACAACCGCAAATCAGTGACAGTCGTAAAAATCTTCATGGCGATAACCCTTTGTGTTTAGTTAACCGAATTGATTAACCTTATACACTCATTATGCATAATGTCGTGACAATGTCAAGACATCTTGGGAAGATTTATTATCTTAACCAAGAAATATTACTTTTAAGGTAAACATAAACTGGGGCCAATATCAAAAACAAAATA